GCACCAACTTCTTTAGATTCAAACCAGCTTACAGGTTGTTCTTTGTGAATTTCAATAATTCCCGATACAATAGTGTTACTTTCGCCACACAGGACAGGTTTATGTACAACCACAGGATTTACGAGTTCCCTTGGTGGGATTCGTGGTTTTTCTTTTTTAACTACTTTTTCGGGCGATGCAATGTCTTTGGGAGTAGTATCAGTGGTTTGACAACCCATTAACAGAAACACCGCCATTATTGATAATAGGTGTTTCATTTTTATTTCTCCATTCTTCAGCGGTTTCTACCAACGAATCAAGGTAATCATATTTTTCTTTTACAAACTCTTGCACTACACCATCTTCAGTTACGCACAAGATGACAATTTGCTCTATCTCAGTGCCAGTTCTTTCCTCATACATTTCTGCATAAGCTGAACATTGAATGTAATAGTTTTCATTCCAATCATCATTGCGTTCTTTAGTTGAAGTCTTGAAGTCTATAATAGACAGTACACCATTGTACTCTGCAATACAGTCAACTCTACCCGCTACTTTATATTTATCACTATAGAGTCCTGCTTCCTGTGCATGGATGTTATCTATTTTTATAAGAGACTTTTGTAGTTGAGTAAATAAACACCAAGGAAGAAAATCTTTCTGGTGATGTTCTATACTTTCGTTATTAAGAAAATCCTCACACATATGGTGAACCTTAGTACCACGAGCTGCAGCCTTACCAGCAATGTAATTTGCAGTCTTTTCACCTACACGTTTACGCCATTCCATCAGTCCAGACTTATTCCGAACTGATAGAATAGTTGTGATTGATGGGTACTTGTTACCTTCTGGTGTCTCATATAGACGAACACCGTCTGTTGTTGTTGCATTTATAGGGGGCAACTCCACATTCAAATGATTAAACATTAAGTTATATTTCGCATCCTTGTTACTAGTCTTTCTGCTCGATTGGTTACTTGTTTGTACCAATTACTATCAACCATCTCATCTGCGGCTGCGTTCCAATCTCTTGAATCTACACCACGTTTCATTCCCTTAAACTTACTCAATCTTGGGCGGCCCATATTGAACATCATGTTTGCAATTATTCGTTGAGCATCTTCTGGCAAACTTTCAAAATCTGGGTAGAGGGTTTCGCAGTCAGACAGGACTTGAACGATATCCGATTCGAAGGCCTCAGCGACTCTTGACTCACTGACGGCAGTCCCGACTGATGAACCTTGCTCGGGATCGGAGTCCAGTATAAGATGCCCGATACCAAAAGTAGCATAACCAAGATGATCATTATATATTTCGTATTTGACTCCTTCATCGGCCTCTAACTCTTCTCTTAATTTTTCCATATTCATTATTCTTCTCCATTACATTCATCACAATCTGTTAATGTTGTGGCTAATGCTCCTTCAACATGAGCATGATTTAATTTATACATCGGTATTTTTCCTGTGTCTTCACACTTAGGACAATCGTATTTGTATTCTTCTGGCACTTTTCCCCACCCTACCCCTCTTGACCATTGGCGTTCTGTATGTTTCAATTAATCCATTCCTATTCCAAGTTTGATTTTATTAATTAAATAACTTCTAATAAAACCTGATCGTACAATATCTCCAATGGTAAATTCTGTACAATTAAATTCTTCCATCTCTTCTAATATCTTAACAAAATTAAATAGCCCATTTATTTCATTTGTTCTCTGTAAATCAGTTTGATCAAAATCACCACAGAAAATAATTCTAGAATCTTGTCCTATCCTTGTTATAATAGTATCCAATTCATGAAAGTTTAAATTCTGACATTCATCTACTATAACAACTGTATTGTCAAATGTCAACCCCCTTAGAAAAGAAGTTGATAGAAAATAAAGAGAACCTTGACCTTTGAGTCGATCATACAGATTATTAAATGCTTGTTCGTTAGGTTGCTCAAACATAAACTGTACCATGTTTTGGTAAGGAACTTGATAGAGAGCAGCTTTATCTTCTTCATCGCCTGGCAAAAATCCAATCTCTCTTGTAGGAATCAAAGAACGTACTATAACAACTTTATCATGTTTAGATTTCAAATCCATAACAGATTGTAATGCTAGATACATAGAAATAAATGTCTTTCCTGTACCAGCCGCACCAAACAAAAATTGATGTTGTTCTTTCTTCCAACTACTGAAAACTAATTTTTGATTATCAGTAATCGGTTTAATTGTCACTAGATTATTATGATTGATTTCTTTATTTTTCTTACTTGCCATTTTCTTTCTTTCAAATTAATGTGAGAGGGAGCAGCGCTACCCCCTCTCTGGTACATAGGCGGAGGGACTTCCCAGCTTGCGTCAATGCTGTGCATCGGTGCTGAAGTTTGGTATTTCTCGCCTGTACCATTTTAAAATATTTATCAACTTACAAAGGGCTTTTTCTTCTTATGTTTATCTATAATACTTCGGGCCTTAATCTTTGCATGAGATTCATTACTTTTGTATTTTGATGCAAGAGGAGAGCCTGGATGTGCATTTGCAATTTGAGACATACGTTCTTCAAAACCACCATCTGTCTTGGGCCCAACACCCATAACATGATCTCCTACTACAGCAACAGGAACTACCACCTGTCTTATCTGTTTATTATCATCAAGAAATTTTGTTCTTTCTGCAATAGACAAAGATTCTGTCCATTCTATTCCAGATTTTTCATCATAAAACGTATATGTCGGCATTATACATCCATCTCCATTTGTTTGGGATCACCACCCAATCTTTCAATTTTCTTAATCAATTCTAAATTATATTGTGTGACATCTTTTAAATGTTTCAACACATTATAATGAGACTCAGTTAGTCCAGCCATATCTTTTTCTATAAGTGACATTTTAGATGTATCCTCACGCAATCTTCTGGTCATGTAGTCGTAATAACCCTCTCGTTTTTCCATCAATATTATCCTTCCACCATTTGGGAGCTGATCGTGTTTTATTCCAAGTTGCTATTTTAGATTTCTCTATTATATAGTATTTCTGATATGCAAGTACAGTGTCATCACCTTTGCACTCATCAGGCATACACTGTGGTGGATCAGTGTAATCTACCATAGGAATAGAAGTAGGAGGTTTACTAAGAGGTTCTAGTAGTCGTTCTGTCGCATGGTGTTTGCCATATCGGTATGTATACTCATTCATAAGAGCAGTCATGTGTACGTACAACCACATATAATTATGCACAGAAGAGCGAGTCCAAATTGTACTTGGATGGTTCTTGTGAGCCATTTTGTACATACCTTTTTCGTTTGCGATATCATCTCCATCCAAAACACGATGGGCTGTAGAAAGCATTTGAGCACTCTCCAGAATCATCTTTACACAATGTTTGTCGGCGGACATTTGAGCCGCAATTACAGGGTCTTTGTCGAGATAAAATATGTTCATCTATTATCTCCATCTCCACTAATTTTGTTACGTTCCATTCTAGACCGCAACTTATCTACGTTTGCTTGTGCAACCTCTTCTAGTGTTACACCAAGGTCATCTGCAAGTGCTGAGATGTACCATAGGACATCACCTAACTCTAGACCTACACCTTCAAGAGACTTACCATCTCTGATGTTCTTTTTTACCTTCTCTGCAACCTCACCAGCTTCTCCACAAAGTCCAAGTGTTGGATATGTGATTTTACATTCATCTGGATATATTGCAGTTGATCGTGCAAATTTCTGGTATTCATCAAAAGTCATTTTCTCTCCTGTGCAATGTTAGCTCTACGTTGGTGTCGATTTATGGGATTCGGAAAAGGTAATGCAGCTATACGTTCTTTTTCCTTCATCTCAAACCAAGCTTTTCTTTCTTTTTGCATTATAGCAAATTTTTCTCTTTGATTCATTATTTTCTCTCCCATTTATAAAAAATATGATCCTGTATCTCTACAGTCTTAGTTTTGGTTTTAGCCCAATCGGGTTTGACATAATCAGCATGATAGAATAGAGCACCATCTGTAATATCTATAAAAGGAACTTTATGATATATTAGAGTCTCTGCAATTTTAACCAATCTGTTATATGTTTTTATATCCTTTGGTATATCACTCTTACCATCACACCACCAAGAGAATTGGCATTTATTTTTGATAGGAATAAACTTACCATTTTTCTTCCAACTTTCCCTTGTTGGGCCTTGTTTCACTACTTCACATATTGTATTAGGAAACCTTTTATCTTTAACACGATTAATAACAACACTTGATACTGCAAGTAAACCAGCTGTTCCTTGATCTCTTGCTTCATGGTACATATTATCTGCAAGACATTTAACTGATGAAATATTGTACTTAACTTCATTTGCATTTACTGGACTGAACATAATCAATCCTGCCATGATAGCTTCATTTATCATATAAATTACTTTCTATAAATTTTGTCTTGAGTCCTTCTTGCATACGATATGCTTGAACTTCCCAAGGTTGACGATAATAACTACAGTTAGTGTAATTACGATACTTACCATCTTTACACAACCATAATCTGTTTGTAGATTTTTCTTTCATTCTACGAGTCGCACTTTGCCATACATGAACCATTTCGTGGCAAATTGTCTCTATAAAGTTTTCGTTATCAAGAGTTTTTTCTGCATCTATTTCAAATGTACGATTATTATCAGTTTCCAAACAAAAACCAATTGCATCTTCATCCTTCATACTACGAATCTTAACTTCTATATCAAGAGTTCTCATACGAGGCATAAGCTCTTCTATACAAAAGTTAACAATATTCTCGGCGAGTGAACGCCGAGATTTGTTAGAACCTGTTACGAGAACAAAATTCATTAAAATGCAACCAATGCAGCAAAACCCATTCCAAATATCATTACCATACCTAGAACATCACCCATAAACATTTTCCAATCTCTTGGAGTTTTTAACCATTTAATCATCATATTCATTATCCAAATACTCCAGTTTTAGTTGATTTAATAGAATAACCTTCTGGGCCAATCAAATAAAGAGGCCCCATCCAATTAACAGAGAAACCACCTTTAAGGACGTTACCTCTTGCAGCGTTTCTTGTAGGTGCATTATAACCAGCACACTTTAACAAGTCACCTTTTTTAAACTTTTTGTCATCATCAGTAGCGACAATAAAACCCCAAGCAGAACCACCGTTGTTAGTACAAATTTTAATATATTTCTTACCTTTTTTAACAACCCAACCGTTTTCAAACTCTTCAACCATCTTTTCAGTGGTTCTGAAATTTTTATAGTCATGATTACAGGCAGCAATCATATTTGCGATACCATCTTCAAGACTTTCAAATGTTTTCATAATATTAATCATAATCAGTAATTCCTTTCTTTCTTGATTATATTATTAGTATACATGAAGGAATTAAGTTTGTCAAGGGAAATCGTACATTGTAAGTCATTGATTCTAAACAAAAAGTGAAAAAAGTTTAAATTAATTTAGCGTCCTTGTCTTGGGTCAGGGCCATCCATCTGCATAAATTCGTCATTCCAAGAGAAAGCTTCCTTTACAACTGGTTCAGATAGACCTTTATACTTCTGATGAAGAACCTTATCTTTGGCTGCACATAGAACATCTGCTTCACTTTCGTGTAAACCTTCTAACATCTGAATAAACATTGTTTCACGTTTACCTTGAGTTATATCAGCATTACCACCTTCTAAAAAATGGTAAAGTTTGCGAGCTTCATATGCAAGAACAGAGTGTTCTGTACCTTCTGGAGCATCATTACGTTTATAGGGAACATCACCCTCTGGTAATAACCACTTAATTTTAGGATCAAATGCAGATTTAAGTACCATGCGTAGTGAGTCAGTATTATTGTCTTGAAGAAATTTTACTTTGTCTTTCTTCGATTTTATTTTTGAAACCTTGTCTAAGATTTCTGATATTAACAAGTCCATTATTAAAATTCTCCTATGGATTCTGTAAGTGTTTTTAGTCTTTGTTTTATAAAGTAGTTTAGTATTTTGCTTCGGTCATTAACTGGAGCACTCTTATATGTATCAAGTATCTCAGACCGTAATTCATCTGGTGAGCAAGTCAAATCAATTAGTTTTTTATTTCTCTGATAATTTCTTTTTATTTCATCATTAGGAAAATCACCATCAACCATCAAAGCTATTTTTTTCTTACTTAATGGTCTTTGTCGAATACCATCCACAAAAGTATTATCAGGCGAAAGTACATTTGGTACACCGTCACTCGTATCACCTTTTAATACGTGTTCCTTTAGATAGTCATCTGGGTTCATTCCATTTATCATTTTCTTTGTGATTGGACTATACTGTTTTACATTAGGAAACTTTTGTAATTGTATAAAGTCTTTATCACCAGAAAGTATCATAACCTCATTAGAAGATTCAGAACAAAGAGTTGCAATAATATCATCAGCTTCTGCACCATATACTTCTATTGATTTATATGGCATATTAGTTTTTACTTCTTCTTTGATTGTATTGAGACAATCAAAAATGATATCCCAATTCTTATCATCTGTACCTCTACTCTTTCTTCTACTATGTTTGTATTCTGGAAAGTAATCACGCCTCCAGTAATGTCTAGAATCATAACACAATACCATCTCACCAAACTCAGATAGAAAACGTGTACGATACATACGTAAAGAATTAAGTATCATATGCCGAACCATTTCTTCATCTGGTTCAGACTTCTTTGACATATGCATTTGCATCATAATGCTTGCCATCATAATTTGACTCATATCAACTAATATCATTATCATCTTCCATTATTTTATAATAGCTTGTTACTACATCATCTACGTCATTAAAATCTACAGAAAAGTGTGGAGTTCCATCTGGGTCATTTTCCATATGTGATATAATATCTACCATTGGTTGCATTGCGTGTTTTAAACCGAATGTAGCAAGTATACCAGATTTAAATACTTCTGTCAATACCGTAATGTGTCTCATAAAGTCCCTATCACCAATGTCTACACCATTTTTTGCTAGTAGTTCTAAATAGGCCATTGAACATTCATTGACTATTTCATCAGTCATGGCAAGTTGATCTACGATAATCAATTCTTCTTTTGTAGGGCCACTTGATCTTTTTTTCCAAGGGCCTTTGATTATTGTAGCAGATGGTTTTTCTTCACTCACTCTGTCATATCCTTTTCCCAAGTCATACCCAAATCTGGATAAAATGTTCCAACGTCACGTTTAGGTTTTCCTATATTTGGGCCATACCAATAGTACCCTAGTTTAACACAACGACTACGAATCTTTTTTTCTTGATACTCACCATAAAACATACAAACCCAATCACCATGCTTGAGATAACTTTGCATCTGTCTCACATAACCTTGATGATCTGCAAGTTTCGCAATAGAACCTTTAATATCTTTCTTAACATTTGCACGTTCTACAGTAGCGAGTTCTTGTTGTGTTTTAATCCATTTTTTAACTTTCTTAGGATGTAGTTGATGATCCTCTGGAAGATTGTGCAAAGATTCATGAAAACCACTTTTACCATAGTTTGGATTATTTTCAGCTTTCTTTTCTCTCGCCTTTGCAAGACGTTCTACTGCAGCTGCTTTCTGTTCCTCAGACATAGGTTTACGTTTCTTCTTAATTTTAGGAGCAACCCACTTACTATTATCTGTGATTGAAGTAATTCTTTTTCTAGCCATTATAAACTCCTATTGTATTTTCATGTCCCAAGAGATAACTCTCTTTTTGTCTTTTGATTTGTTTGGTGAACTATAATGCATGACAAATGATGGTGTAATTATCATAGTTCCTTCAGATACAGGAATTTCATTAAAAAAAGTTGTATCAGATATAAAATCATTCCAAGGCTGTATATAAGTGGTAACAGGACTTTCTTCTGGTAAATCTAAA